CCCAGTGGTCGGCCATAGCTCCAGCTCTGACCACGCAACAATCCTTCGCGATAATATTTCCGCAGAATACTATCAGGGTTGGTGTAGATATCGAACGTGTCGGATATAAAGCCTTTTCCCACCACTCCCATCGCTTTTGTATGATATCGGGGTTTTTGCAATCTTCGTCGGTATCGAAATCGTCGACAAGCAACACGTCCGGTCTTATAGCCTCATTGCGTGAACCACGCGGAGATTGCCCGGCGCCAAGAGCGCGGAAAGCTACACCTCCTTTTGTCAGGAATTCTTCTTCTGTCCATGATCCCGGAGTCATTTGTGCGCCATAATACGCGGCAATACGTCCATTAACTTCGAGCATAGCACGGTATGGAGCCAAAAGACGCATGGCGTTATCTTTCGAGTTGGATGTCAGAATGACATTGCGCTTACGTCCCGTCAACGTCAGATACAGAACTATGCACATTGTGATGGTTGACTTCGCGAGCTCACGGCTCCAGGAGAGAACCTCGAACCATTCTCCGTTTGCTATGATGCGTCTGATTGCCCGTTTATGGAACGGAGCAAACTCGCTTTTGACATAAGGTGCACAAAAGAACTTGATCCATTCGATGGGATTCGCCTCGAGATATATGCGATGCTTCTCACGTTCGGCATGGGTCATGGTCTTGTCAACCGGGGTAGAACGCGCTATGTCCTTCTTGAACTTTTCCCAGTCCTGAAGTGCTATTTTGTCTGCCTGTTTCATAATTTATCTTTTATGTAAGCATCCGCGATCCGTGTCAATTCTTTGGCTCTTTCTATATCGTAAGGACGTAGCCACTCGATAAGTCCTGTAAGAACGGTTATAATATCGGCAATACCCGTTTCCTGCTCCATTTTTGAAATGGCCGCAGCCAGTTTCCCAAGGATGTCGGCCTCTTTGGATGTTGCAAAGCGTTCACCTTCTGGGCGGCCGGCAATTGTGCGGTTTATCTCGGCCACCTGACGGTATAAATTGCCGACCTGCTCCTGTCGCGTCAAGGTTATACCGACCTTCTGTTCCTCCCACTTGCCGGCGCGCACCCAATTTGAAACGGTCACACGGGAACATCCGACACGGTCAGCAATCTCCTGCTGTGTCAGATTTTCCCGAAGATACAATGTTTTGGCCCACTCCTTTTTCTGGGCGTTAGTAAGATCTGCCATAATCGTAATATTTGCGATGCGAAATTGCTATAAAAAAGGGAGTCGACGAAAGAGACTCCGCATGATAAAGTCTTATAACAGTGTGATAAAGTCTTAAAAATGTGTGATAAAACCAGCATTTTACGACGCCGTTATTTTGTGACAATTTTGCGGCATAAACCACGGATAAACTGTATCAAGTCCAGTTGTGATGAATAAATATTTCAATATACATACTGCCTCTAATGGCAATGTGACCATCTTTCTTTATGGTGAGATCGGTGACTATGGTGATGTGAAAAGCGGCCGTATCGCTGCAGAGCTGAAAGCAGCAGAAGGTACCGGAGCCAAAATCGATGTCCGCATAAATTCCATCGGTGGTGACGTCTATAGTGGTATAGCCATATTTAATGCCTTGAAAGGTAGCAAAGCTGATATCCATATCTATGTTGATGGCGTAGCGGCAAGCATGGCAGCTGTAGTGGCTCTTTGTGGTAAACCGGTCACCATGAGTAAATATGCGCGCCTTATGTTGCATAGTATCAGTGGCGGCTGCTATGGAAACAAAACAGAGTTGCGTAAATGTATCGACGAGATACAGGCTCTTGAAGATAGCCTTGCCGATATGTTGGCTGCCAAACTAATGAAAGACAAGGAATATATCAAAGCCACCTACTTTGATGACAATGATCACTGGTTGACCGCCGGTGAGGCTCTCGCTGTCGGACTTGTAGACGGCATATATGACGCAGATCCAATTCCTGATGACAGCACTCCGGAGCAGATATACAGCATATTTAATAACCGGCTTGAAAAGCCTTCAAACGACAACCAGATGAATTTAGAAGAATTTAAAAAGCGTCCACGCTTCAAGGATTGCGCGGATGACGCCGCGGTTCTCAGGGAGATTGACTCCCTTGAGAAGGCCGCAGGCAAGGTTCCCGGTTTGGAAAACGAGAACAGGGAGCTCAAGGAGAAGGTCAAAGGCTTCGAGGACAAGGCGGCCGAGGCAGAGGAAACGGAGCGTGCTTCCCTTCTCGACGCGGCCGAGCAGGACGGCCGTATCAACGCCCGGACGCGCCCCACATTCGAGAACATATTGAAGCGTGATATGGAGGAAGGCAAGGCTGCTCTTGCGGCTCTCACCCCCAAGCGCAAGGTCATGGAGGACATAAACCGTCCGACCGACAGCGATGGGCCGTTCGCACGCCGCATGAAAGAGATAAAAGACCGGCTCAAGAAGTAAAACCAACCATAATAAAGGACACTATGGCAATAGTAGTAAAAAACACCAATTACAACGGTGAGGTACTGGAAACCATCCTTACCACCGCCTCCACCGGCAATGAGCTTGTGAGCAAGGGACTCATCATGGTCATTCCCGGAGTGGAAAAGAAAATCAGCATCCCCCGTCTAAAAACGGGCAAGATGCTCCAGAAGCAAAAAGTCAATCCTACCGTAGAGGACAGCAAGGGGAACTTCGATTACAGCGAGCACTCCCTTGACCCCAAGGATTTCATGGCGTTCACCACCTTCAATCCCCGCGCGTTCGAGCATATATGGCGCAAATGGCAGCCGAAAGGGAACCTCGTGTTCTCGCAGCTTCCCCCCGAAGCCCAGAACGCTCTCCTTGACGCCCTTTCAAAGCAGGTGCAGTTCGAACTCGGCTGGCACTATGTCAACGGGGAATACGGCGATACCGACGAGGAGCTGATGGACGGCATCCTGACACAGGCCGCCAAGGACCCGGACTGCATCGTCGTCAATTCGGAAGGCACCACCATGCTTGGGGTACTGAAGGATATCCGTGCCTCCATCCCAAAGGCGATGCGCGCCAACCCGAACCTGCGCATCCTCATGAGCATCGACGATTTCGACCGCTACGATGACGAGCTTACCCAGCGCGAGCACAAGAACTCCGACGAAACCGAGATGAACCGTATGCGCTACAAGGGCATCACCATCGAAACGGTGGCCGCATGGCCCGACGGTGTCATTGTCGCGACCCTCTGCTCCCCGGATGCCGACGGCAATCTGTTTGTAGCGGTCAACCTTCAGGATGACGAGAGTGTGATCCAGATTGACAAGTACAGCAACGCCGGCGAACTCTACTTCTTCAAGCTGCTTATGAAGGCCGACACCAATATCGGTTTCGGAGAGGAGTTTGTGGTGTTTGACGGCCGCGAGAACCCGGCATTCAAAAATCCGGCCGGTGTGCCGGAGGGCGCTTCGGAAAAAGGAGTGTTCGGGTTGGAGAATGTGACGGACTTGTCGGATGACGAAATTCCGGAGGGCGATGGCGAACAGGCTTAAATACCTCGTACTCCATTGCACTGCGACCCCGGAAGGGCGCGAGGTGACAGGCGACGATATACGGCGCATGCACCTCAGCCCCGTGTCGCAGGGTGGTCGGGGATGGAAGCAGGTAGGCTATACCGACATTATCCATCTGGACGGTACGGTTGAGCGCCTGGTTGATAACAACGAGGACGCCAATGTCGATCCGTGGGAGATAACCAATGGCGTCAAGGGGTATAACTCCGTCAGCCGCCATGTGGTATATGCCGGAGGCATGACAAAGGATATGTCCAAGCCGAAGGATACCCGCACTGCCGCTCAACTCAAGGCGATGGAAACCTATGTAAAGGACTTCCACCGGCATTTTCCTTCGGTGCGAATAATCGGACATAACGAGATTGCCGCAAAAGCATGCCCCAGCTTTGATGTGCAGCGGTGGCTGAAATCAATAGGTATCAATCAATAATCAATCAATGAGGCAATGGATATCCTGCTAAACTTTCTGATGTATTCCCTCCCGGGTGGCTTTCTCGGCAGCGTGTTCACATGGCTTGTCGGCCGCAGGGAGCATAACAACGACATGCTCTCCAAGTTGCAGGCTTCCATCAACATGCTGTCCGAGGAGAACCGCAAGATCCTTGCCGAGAACGTGCGGCTCAGGAAAGAGAATGCCGGTCTGCAAGCCAATCAGGAGGAGATACTGCAGAAGCAGCGCGCCCTTCTGAGGGAGGTGGATCTCCTTCGCGGCGAAATAGCAAAACTGACAAAGAAAAACAATGAAACATCCAATCAGAGTGGCGACCATGACAATAATGGCGGCCGTGGCGCTTATCACCGCGGGGTGCGGAACCACGAGGCGCGCGGAGAGAAGCGCGTCCTGGGAGGCGTCAACGATAACCGGCTACGAATACCGCGACACGCTGGAGAGCGGCCGGTTGGAAATTGCGACAACGACAACCACGGACATGACGGAACACCGGACGACCCATGTCGTCACGGCGGAGGGGATAGCGGCGGAGTCGGCGAGGATGGATGTGCCGATACAGAGCCTCCGTGACCTTCCGGACGGTGCCGGATATACAGCCAAGGATGGACGCGCCGGAGTCGAGATCCGCAAGAACGGCGACCGTATCGAAGTCACCGGACGCTGTGACTCCATCAACAGGCTCTATCAGTATTACCATGGCATGAGCATGGAGCAGCGCCGAGAGGTCGACAGCCTGCAGTGGGAACTATCATGGCTCAAGAACCGGCACAGTGCGCAGGCTTCCGAACTGGAGTCGCTGCGCGAGGAGTCGACAAAAGCGCGTGAGAAGCCTCCCGAAACCCGCCACTGGTGGGCGCTTGCGGGATTTGCGGCCGGGCTGTTGTGCGCTTCGCCGGCAAGAAAACTTAAAAACGTAATAACAACATTTCTAAAAATATAAGTTATGGTATATGCAAACGACGGTTACATCATGCTGCTTGACGCGCTGGTGTTCAACAACAAGAAAATCGGTGTCATTTCGGATGACGGCATAGACTGGGGAGGCGACTCCGCGGAATATATCAAGCTGTGGGGCGCGCAGGTACGCAACGCCCCGGTGAAGAAGATCAAGAAGAAGGACGGCACCAACATCCTTAAATTCACCCTTATCGAGCTTCTGCCCCAGAACTGCAAGGATGTCATGGGGGGCGCTGTCACCGGCGAGCGCTGGGACGCTCCGGCGGACTCGGTGAGCCTTTCGGGCCCGTTAAAGATCATTGCCGGTACCGGGCAGACTATCGAGATAAAGAACATGACCCTTGACGGACTTGTGCGCGGCAAGATCGGTGGCGACAGCGCCCTCGGCATAGAGTGCGAATTGGAGATGCTCAAGCCGACGGACGGCGGTTCCCCCTTCGCCATGTACCCGACAGTGCCCTTCATCACTGCCGTTCCGACGCAGCTCTCTTTCAGCAAGGCGGGCGAGAGCAAGGTGATTGAGATAGACGCTTCCGGCCCATTCACCGCCGGAGTGCTTCCGGCAGGCTTTTCCATGGAGATAGTCAACGGACGCATCACGGTGACAGCCTCGGCCAACACCGGTGCGGCCCGTAACGGCAGTGTTGAATTCAACCTCGCCTCCGATCCGGCAAAAAAAGTCACGGTCACCCTGTCCCAAGCCGGCAACGTCTAAGCCATGCGGAAGGAGATTGAAATAGAGGCGGCCGACGCCCTGCTTGATGTCGGGGTGTCGCTGCCACTGCTCCGGGTAAAGATACCGTTCCGGCGCAACCCCTTTCAAATCCGGCTCACCATGAAACGGCCGTGCCTCGGCAACCAGATACGCATCGCCAGACTTTACCTTGAGACCGGTGTCACCCATGAGGAGATGGCGCGTTTCAACAAGCACGAGGAGCTTGCCTACATGGCGCTTCACGGAGTGCGTGTCAGCAAGATGGTGGCGCTCACGATATGCCGGGGGAAACTGACGGGACGGCTTCTCACCCCCTTGGTGGCATGGATGCTGCGGTGGCTGGTGGATGACCTGTGGGTACAGGGCGCGAACATCCAGATTAAGTCCGCCAACGAGCCTACCATCAAGACCATTGTGGAGCTGATCCTGGATGCAAACTCCGCTATGACTGACGCGCTGGTGCCGTTGGAGAACCGGACCATTTATATGCCCACCAAGATGTACCAGCGTTTGAAGCAGAACCCGGACTTTATCAGCGTGGAAGCCCTTGGGAAAAAGGCCCTGTCCAAGGGCGAGGTGGGCGAGGTGGACGGCTGCCGGGTTAAGCCGGTGCCCAAGGGGTATCTGCCCGAGGGGGTGTATTTCCTGATCAAGCAGCGGGGGTCTACGGTGGACCCGGTGAAAATGCAGCAGTACGACGTTTTGAAGAAGGTGCAGGGCTACGCCGGGCCGGTGGTTCAGGGCGTGACCTACTACGACGCCTTCGTGCTGGTGACCAAGGGGGACGGCGTGGAAGAGCAGGCCTCCTATGATTCCCTGCGGGC